CCCCAGATAAATTAGCGTACTGACCATTAAACTCCTCAATATTAATTTTCTGATCCGCAATGTATATGTATTCATTAAATTCAATTAACGCCTCAGGAGCCCCAATCAATCTTAATAATATTTCAATAGATTTTCTGGTACCTTTAGATTTAAAAAGATAAGCAGAATTTAAAATTAAGTTTCTATAGTATTGATAATTAAGTTCTTCAGGTGTCATACCCACCGATAATCCGCTAAACTCATTAGTGCCCGTACTAAATACAGAATCTAATAATTGGTCATTTGTGATTGGAGATATGTTTGTATCCCAACCTAATGTCATTGCTAAATTTTTTAATAACTGAGATGGTATGTCATTTTTTACATTATAATTAACATTATTCATGTTAGATAATGCCGATATAAACTTTTTAGTTTCGTCAAAACTTCTACCGTATATTTGTAAAACTTTTTCAATTTTTTGATCAGGAGTATCAAATTCTTTGATTGCTCCTGTTGTTAAAAAACGTGATATTAAATTAGTACGATATAAATCTAAGTTAGCTGCAAAATCATTCAAAGTCGTAAGATAATTATCAAACGCTAATGATGTAATATCTAAATTCCATTGACCATTCTTAGGGAATGTGATCGCTTGAGTCGTTAAATAAACCGTACCATCTTCATTCTCTCTTGGTACCGTAAACGTTGATGTGTATATCGGGGTAATGGATCTGTTCAACAAAAATTGCTCAACCTCATCCATTGCCTCATTGAATGTTTTGTTAACATACATATCATTAGGTCTAATAAGTACCGTATCATAAGAAATACTATTACCTGAGAACGGGTTACCTTTAACAACAAAATTTAATGTCGTAGATGTGTTGTTAGATGGACTATAAAATATAAAAGGATATTCACCACCATTAATGAATAATGAATATTTTGGGTAATTTAATGTGAAATTCCTTAAAGATGAAACTTCAATTTCAAGTAATTCAAAATTTCTATTTGAATTTGAACTATAATCTATATCAAACGGGTTTCTTAATGAATTAATCAAAACATCAAATGTCGTTTCATCCTCAACAGGATCGTACTGAATGTTTAATGCCGTTTCAGTAGTACTATAATTTGGTAGTGTTGATGTAATTTCTAAAGCCGCAGGAAAAAAATTAATTATATGTGAAATAGATGTTGATATCCTTTTGACTAAAGACCCATATAACGTAAAATTAGTTACTTGGGATAAATCAAAATTAGGGTAAACTTTAAAATTATTAGCCTGTATTAATCTTGATTCTGTAATACTTTGGATATTTAAACTATCTAAAGATATTGGTTCAGAAAATGCTCCGATTGAAAAATTTCTATCCTGTTTTTCGGTTATTGATGTAGTAAACTCAAAATTTGCCTGCGTAAAACCTCCCCCGTCAACAAGTTGTAAACCAACTAAGTTGTCCGAAAAAGTTCCCTGACCGCTTGGGGTTTGGGGTGGACACGTATATTTTGTTACCGCCATCGTTATACTATATTGTTAAAACTTTTGCTAAAATCAATGTTATTATTTCTATCTTGTCTAACCTCATATAATAACTCATTAAATTGATCACGTACTTCAAATAAATTGTATTGTTTGTAAATGTTATTAGCACTATCATAGATTGTGTAAATTCCATCATCAATAGATTTGGTTTGGTTACCATAAAGAGCAATTGCCAATGTTGATATGTCATGTTCTACTATCTCAACTTCAGTTGTTATAGGATTAAAGAATGTATTTGTTATAACAACATTTTGATCAGGTTGACCGATAAAAGGCGTTGCATTTGGCTTGTTAGTAGGTGAAGAAGATGGTGAAAGGGTACAAAAAAGTAAGTTTGATGAACTTTCAACATATCTATATCTAATCGCCTTTTGTGATGTATTTGTTAAATTCTGAACAACTGGTTCACAATAAAATGATGAGGTTACAATTCTAAAAAAGTTAGGTATTTTAGTCCCATCTGAATTTAAATATTCAACTCTAAAACCAATTAAACCTTGATTAACAAACTTATTTCTATATTGTGATGGAACATTATTCAAATCTATTACAATACCTTTTACATTAGGTAATGAAGATAAAACACCACAATCTGTTATTTTAGTTCTAATTTCAGCAGGTCTAATATACAATGTGTATATACCTAATTTATTAAATTGATCTGCCGGTAATTTTAGGTTATATAAACCACCTAAAATCTCAACATTTGCATTACCTCCTGTTGCCGAATTATGAAAATATGGTCGCAAAATAGATTTAGCATCTAATTTTGTTAAAATAAAATTATCCGTTTGATCCCTTGATGGCGTATAATTCAAGATGATCTCTACATCATCAGGACTAACGTCCGCACTTCTTATTGTTCCGTAATTACCTGTAGCCACAAGAATTTAATTTATTTTTAGTTTATTTTTACTCATCTAATAAATACTTAACTAAGATCTTTTTTGACATTAAAAAATCCATATCCGTATTTTTCCAAATCCCCAACATTATCAACTTCACCAAGTCTATCAATATATTCTAACGCCGAGTTTTTACCTCTTTCAATAAAAATATCTGTCTGCACTTCAGGTTGATCAATAACATTTATTAAGGCTTCATTTTTAGTTAAACCTGTCATTATAATATCATTTTCTGTTAACCCAGATGAATAAACCATAAAAAGAGTAAAGTCCTCATAATCAAAATAATCAATTTGATTTACTGTGTAAGCAATATACAACCCATCTGGGTCAGGTCCCCATACGGTACCGACACTACCTGTAGTACCTGTTACCTGTACACCTATTTTAAATTTACCACCATAAAGATTACTTTTTGGACCATACTGAGCCAAATCATTTATTGTTGATTCGGTATATCCTGTTATTAAGAATGGTATGGTAGTGTAATTGTAACTAAAGAAATCATTTATGTCCGTATTTGAATCCCCACTAAAGATATAATCATAATTGAATGAGGTTGCACTCCAATTACCACCCGCAGGTGTAAATGTAGCAATACCATTAGGGTTTGATATTATAACATCATCAAATGGTGTCGTAATAGTTTTTGTTATTTTTGATATACCCCATGGTGATGTAGCGGTCATAGTGATTTGATACTCACTATTAGATGTTGGGTAGTTATGTGATATTGGTGACGTATTTGTTAATGTTACAGTTGGTGATCCATCTCCCCAATCCACAACATATGTTACCAACGACAAAAATTTAATTAATTCAGTATCCGATGTATTGTAGAAATAGTAAGTGTATGGACTACCTGTTGTTGCTGAAAACAAGAAATTATTAATAACATCTTTTTGTAAAACCGCACCGTCAAATACAGAATAATACCCCATATCAACTGCGGTTTGAGTAATCATAATAGGTATTGTTAATCCCGTTAATAACGAGTCCCCATTTGTTCCTCCTGATAACACATAAGACATACCAGTATAAACTCCGATATAATCAACACCCGTGACAGTTGTTTCACCTGTCAATATAGGACAACAAGGATCGGTAGTATCATACACATCAGTACCACCAGTATATTGAACTAATCTAAGGTCCCCGAAAACATTTTCAGGAGATATTTTAAAGTAATATTTTTGTTCTTCCATTATGGGTTTACATATTCATACCATTTTATTGGTGTCAACACATTTCCAACACGTAATGTGGTTGAAGTGGATGATACCTCGTATGTCTTGTTATTATAATCTAAGTTTACTTTGTAATAAAAATAGTCTTCAGGTAAAAAATTAAATTTATTGGGAGTGATTATTGGTTGTGGTGTATTGGTCATTATCGCGTAGACACCTAACTTTGCATCAAAGAATTTACCCGACATATAAAATTCACTAATATCATAAAAATCTCGTTCTCTTAACCAATAGATAAAAAACCCTTCTTTATCTCCAATATAGTCCAACTTGAATTTTGGTTTTCTAATGTCAACATTTGGTAATAAAGCATTTAAACTAACACTCATAAAATCACCTTGTTGTACAGGTAGAATTATCGTAAAATAAATCTGTTGAGTCTTCTCATCTGTCGTGTCATAAAAGTCCAACTTAAAGAATGATTTGGTAAAAGGTTTGGTGTAATAATAAACCTCCTCATTAGTAAAACCTTCATTTATATAAGATATACCCCAATTTGACTGAGTGACAGTATTTGCAGTTATAGGTAATACATTATCATAAAAATAAAATTCATAATTAATGTCAGTATTACCATTTTGATCTGAATTATTTGAGAAACGACTTATTTCAAAATCATTTGGTGAACCCACAATTTCTTTCACCATCTCATCTTGATATTCCAAAATACTATCATCTCTACCCGTAAAATCCCATTTCATTTCAATAGGAATATCTACATACTGATCATTAATTGGTCTTAATATTTTAATTTTATTCACACTCATCTATTATAGGTTCTGCAATATTGTTTATGTTTTGTACACCTATACCTTCAGGAGTTAATCTAAAAATCGTATTGACAAATGGGTAATGTTTCCCATTCATAAATGGATAATTAACCCCAATACCATTATTATCTATATAACCATAAGTATATAAATCTCTCCATCTAAAACTATTTGATAGGTTAGAGTAAAATGAATAATCGGGAATATCTAAAATTAAATTACTATCCGCCTCTTCAATATAATCGGAATATCTTCTAATTACAATTGGGTTATGTGGGTTATAGTAGTAACCAAACTCATTTGTTGGTTGAGCGTCCGTTACTATATTAAACTTTAAATCGTTATAAACTATTTTGTGAACATATCTTGATATTACTCTTTCATTTTGGTCAAAATCATTCCATTCACAAAAATCACCATCAATTGTATCACCAGTTATTAAATCATTATTATAGTAAAATGGTCCAACAGGTGGTAAAGTATTGGAATTATATTGACCTTGAGTAATACTTGTATTTGATAAGAAATTACCTTGATCCCACCATGAATTTGGTAACCCATTATCTAAAGGTTGGTTAAATCCCCACCCTTGTTTCATACCTTTAGTCCATCCAAAATAACCTTTCCATATCGTAGTAAAAAATAATTCAGATATAGGTCTATTTTGATTATCACGTAACGGTCTAATATCAATATCACAATTAAACGATAAAGTATATGATTGATTACCTTCTTTAATTGAGGTTCTATTCACATTATTAGGACTTAAAACATCTTTTTCAAATTTTGATTTTGACTCAAATATGTTTTGTTCAAATCCCGACTTTATTAATATAGCACAATCAGAATTTGTTAATATTTTATGTACCCTCACATAATATTCTGATCTGGTCTCCCCACTATTACTTTTATTTATTATTCTTCTAAATGTACTTGTGATTCCGTTTTGAAACGTGGTACCTGTAAATCCAACATTATAAATTTTAAAGATATATGCCTCACTACCGAACCCTGAATCGCCAAGTCCATTAACTTGGAAAATGTTCTCCCCATTGTAATCAAATGGAAATTCAACAAACTCTCCCGTTAATAACCCATGTTTCACAGGACATTTAAAATTAATATAATTACCATTATCATCACTACCTGATGTTATTGTAAATGGTATACCATCTGATGCCGACCAAAACCAAGATACATTAGTCTCACTATCAATCGCAAATAATGGTTTAGTATAATCGTTACTATAACCATAACTCATATAATGTGTCCAATTATATGTGGAAGCACTTTTATTAATAAATGTTATATGGTTATTTGGTGGTTTTGTATAACCTA